ATTTCCAGATGTTACAGTAAGTCCAGTTCCTGCGGTAATGGTTCCTCCAGAAACAGCAAGGTTTCCAGACGTTACCGTAAGTCCTGTTCCAGCAGTTATTGTTGTCCCTGCGGACATAGCCGCACCAGCACTAACATTCCCCACTGTTGCTGAAATATTACCACCCGTAGAAGTAATGTCACCCGATGTTGTTAATCCAGTGGCGGGGAGACTAAAAACACCCGAAATAGTTCCCGTAGTAGTTAAATTACCTGCTCCAAGGTCCATATTACCTCCAGTTAATTGAACACTATTGGCATCAAGGTCCTTAACATTTTTTAGATCATTATTATTGCAGTCTATATCCGCAGTTGGATTTAGTACTAGGTCTGTTGCGGCCGGTGTGGAGATTGTATTGTTAACTTGTATGTTTCCTAAGGTTACCGCTCCTGAAATACTTATTCCACCAACATTAGTTAGAGTTTTATTGTTGCAATTTATATTCGCCCCCGTGGGATTTAAGGATAAATCTTGAGTAGCCGTTGTAGTAATTTCCCCCCCACTGAGGATAACTGTACCTTCATTAAACCCCCCTGCGTTTACTGTCCCTGTAGTTGAAATATTCCCCCCAGTGAGAGTTGCAGTTCCATCTGTGAGTACCCCTCCTGTAATGGTTCCCGTTGCAGTTATATTTGTTGCACCAGTTACATCATTCCCCCCTAAGGCTACATTTCCAGTGGGGTTAAGGGTAAGATCACCAATGGTTGTTGTTATAGTAGGAGTGGTTACAGTAGTAGCCCCTACATCTCCACTAACTTCGAGGTCACCAGTTAGTGCAACTTCGGTGGCTGGGGCAATTGGACGGATGGTATCTGTATCAACACCTAAATCAAATTTGCTTGATCCGGCTACTGTTAGGTCGCTTGTGGCTTCTATAGTGTCATTACATACGAGAGTACCATCAACTGTAACTTGTGTAGTTGCAGTATTTCCTACAGCAAGGACGGTAGTATTGCGGTGGGTAATTTCATCGACGGCTATGGAATTTTGATTAATAACTTGATTAGTTATAGTTTCCGTTCCAAGAACGGTTAAATTATTTTTAACAATTAAGTCATCTATAAAAACTTTATTAAAATTTGATTGACGAGGTAAAGCCATTTATTATTTATAAATATTATAAAATACGTTTAAAAATATAAATTGAAATAAATTATTATAATAAATCCTAATGTCTTTTGATAAACCATTTCTTACAATAGTTACAGGAACTGTGGGTAATATACCCCATCTTAAAAAAAATGTAGCAAGTATACAAACACAAACCTATAAAAATTTCAAACATTTGATAGTTGTAGATGGTGTTGAATATGAAGAAAAAGTTAGAACCGTTATTAATTCTATTGATCTTCCTCAAGTTGAAACTCAAGTATTAGTTTTACCAGAGAATACTGGTGCTAATAATTGGTTTGGTCATCGTATATATGGTGCTAGTACATTTCTCGTTAATACTCCTTGGATTTCATTTTTAGACGAAGACAATTTTATAAACTACGATTATGTTGAAAAAATTATGAAAACTATAGAGAAAAATAAGGATTTAGATTGGTGTTGGTGTAAAAGAAATATGGTAAATGAAACAGGAGAATTTATAGTTAAAGATAGTTGTGAATCTATGGGAACACAGTGTCCTATATGGGATAGTATTTCCATAAATACCCCCCTTCATTTTATAGATTCTAATTGTTGGATTTGGAGGAGAGATTTTTTAATGAAATTTGTAAATTTGTGGTTTAACAAGGGTTACCAATATCCTCCAACGGATCCTGATAGATTATTTTCATTTTATTTAATAAATAATGTTGGTGGTCAGCAAGTTAAAAGTAAAAATATTGTTATAGATAAACATTTGATTAATTATACTATGGATCCAAAGAGGGCTAAATTTTATAAAGATGGTAATTTGGTTGTAGAACAACTTAAGATTAATTTTTTTAAAGAACTTAATTCTGGGAAATTGGAAGGACTTGTTGCACAAGATAAATAGTTGTTAATAAGAACATATCATAAACTACACCTGCAAACCCTACTGTTTTAAACCAACGTGTGAAAAAATTACTAGGGTTACCTTGGGACTTAAAATACAACATTGCTAGTACTGATATAACGAGGGTTGTGAGAGTAACCATTAAAACTTTGTTGTGCATATTTTTTACATTAAAGTATGTAATAACTTTATTAGCAACCCAAAGATACACTAGGCATAATATCCAATCTGTTGGAATACTTGTTGAGAAATTTTTAATATAATATTCATTTACCAATTGAGGGTGTCCTGAAAGAATATGGGGAACTCTAAGTAAATATGTTAAAATAACCAAAGTAAATGCAAATGAAAGTGTATAATTTATTATCATTGTGTATCTTTTATAATTACCCTTGATATTTTTTACATATAAAAATTATTTTAATTTAACTTCATATGACTTACCTGTTAAACGGTCTTTTAGACTATCTCTTTTGTAGACTGCTCTTTGTATATTGGTGAGTCTTTTTCTTTCTCTTAAGCTTTTTTTAATTCCTTCTAGTTGTTCTATTAGTTTTGTTTGGTTGTTAATGTAATTATTTAATCTTTTTTGAGTTTGGTCTAGTTCATAATAATCTTCCATTCTGAATGGTCCTGTATTTTTTTTCATTCCAATAATATTTGAAATTTGTCTTTTACTTTCTGTTATAAGTTCTTTTCTACCTGAAATTTCTCTTGATGTTTTTCCTATTAAATTATCTATAATTTTAACATCCTGTTTTAATTTAATTGGTGCAAATAATCTTTTTGGAATCTTTGCAACATTTTTAACTGTTCTTTTAAAAATTTTAGGTCTCATTCCAAATTCACTAGTCTGAGTTACGGGGGGTTTTTTTTCTGCAGAAATTATTTTAACTACACATTTTTTCTTACTTCCGGAATACGGAGTAATACAACCTTTTTTCTTTTCATTTTCAGGAGTTTTCTTACAACTTGCTCTATAGGATTCATAACGTCTCCAAACTGCATCAAATGAAGGCCATTGTGATTTTGGAATTCCAAGTTTTTTATTCACTTTATTATGAAGGTTGTATAACCATTTAGTTAATGTTTTTCTATTTTGTAGTGCTTTATCATTGAGATCTTCTGCAAATTTTTGATACGATTCTCTGCAGTATCTACAAGGTAGAACTTGTCCTACGTCTGATAAAAATCTTCTATAATAAATTTTTTGTTGGGGTGTTGGATTCCAAGGGTAGTTTTGAACTATACTATGTAGAAAAATCCAACCTGCTGGACCCCAAACTTTAGTTTGCATTCCAGTTTCCCCTCCTTCACCAAATTTTATTTTTCTTTTTTGGACCATTATTTATTATTATATAAGATTTTAAAAATTAGTCAAAGTATCGAATTGTATTGCTTCTTGTGATTTCCATGGATTTACTTTATATTTATGGTAAAATTTTTTTAGTTCTTGTGGATCTTTAATATCTTTAATTTCCATAGCACTTTTATAATAATATGGAAAAAATTTCTTAAAAAACCCTTCTTGATTACCATTAAATTCAGTAAAGTTTATTTTATTGTCTAATTCTTTGCTAATTTGTTTAAATTTTCCATTCCATTTATTAAAGTTACAACTTTCAAAATGAAGCATTGACATTTCATTTTCAGGAATATATTTATTTTTGCATTGTTTAGACCCTGTTTGTCTATGTGCTCCTAATTGCTGGATTTGTGGATTTGATATTCTTGCCCAACTTTTTCCATTTGAGTATCCTAGACATTTTCCCTTTCTGCAATCTAAAAATTTAGCATTATTTGAGAAACATTTATCTCCTTCATTAATATTTTTAAATACTGCTTCAAAATTTTTAATTATTAGACAGTCATCGTTTGGATATTTACTTAGTGTGTTAGCTATATTTTTACCATTGATAAGTTCATCATCGTCTACAATAATCATCCATTCAATACCCTCTTTTCTGAGTTTATCTGCTGCTTGGTTAAAATTTGCTGTTTTTCTATCATCTAATTGAGAACCCCAACTACCTCCTTTTAAATTGGTGGTTCGTTTTACAATTACGTTATTTTGTTGGGGAATATTGAGGTCTTGGTCGTTTTCAACAACAATCCATATTTTATCCGGATTTAGACTTTGGTGCCAGTTTAACCATTTTAAAAATTCAGGTGGTTTATGTACTTGTGAAAAAATAGCCCATTTAACAGGACCTACTGTAGAATAAGTGCTTTTTTTAGAGCGTTTACATAGTTGGATGAAATTATTAATTAACAAAATTATTAGTAAAACTGTTAGTATAAGTTTACCAATACTCTTAAGTTGTCTCATTTATTTATACACAAGAATTAAAATACTTAAACAATTATGCATTTAATAATTAACAATGACGACTATGTTGTGTCGCAAAGGCTATGGCATTGATAAGTCAAGTTTACCAGAAAGTTCTTTGCAAAACATTAAAAATGAACTTATTGTAAGCCCTAAACTCCAGGGAGATTATGGTCAAGGATCAGAAGAATGGCCTGTATATAGACAAAGTTCAAAAAGACTGTATTTACCAAAATTTTACGCATTGGAAAGATTTGGACCACCAAAAGACACAAAACCTTTAAGCGATGGTGACGATATTGATCTTAATTTTAATGGTAAACTTAGAGACCATCAGCATGAAGTTGTTGATCTTAGTATGAAGGCTTATAGGAAAGATGGTGGTGGTTTAATTAGTGTTTTTTGTGGTGGTGGAAAGACTACTATAGCATTGTGGTTGTTATGTCAATTGAAAAAGAAGACTATTATTTTTGTTCATACGGAATTTTTAATGGATCAGTGGGTTGAGAGGATCGAACAATTTCTTCCTGAAGCTAGGGTTGGGAGGATTCGTCAAAATACCTATGAAGTTGAGGAGAAAGATATAGTTATTGCAACTATTCAAACATTTACTCGTAGAGATTATCCAAAAGACCAACTTGATACATTTGGTCATTTAATTATTGATGAGTGTCATCATATAGCTTGTAAAGTTTTTAGTCAGATATTTTTTAAACTTCAAACTCCTTATATGTTAGGATTGAGTGCTACTCCTGATAGGAAGGATGGTTTATCAAAGGTTATTCATTGGTTTATTGGTCCTATTATAATTTTATTGAAGAGGGAGGTAAATAAACCAATGATTAGAAGGATAGAGTATATTGATAATAATTTCGAAGAGAAACTAAATGTGAAGGGACAAGCAAACATACCTTTAATGGTTACTGATCTTACAAAAATTCCTGACAGAAATAAGTTAATAATAGATCAACTTAAAATATTGTATGCAGAAGGAAGAAAAATTTTGGTATTAACTGATAGATTAGGGCATTGTGAATATTTTTCAAAATTTCTTCCAACTATAAACTTACCATGTGGAAAATACGTTGGTGGTATGAAATTAGAACAGAGAACAGAAAGTACTAAAAAACAAATAATAGTTGCAACTTATAGTATGGCTGCAGAAGGTTTTGATTGTCCTGATTTAGATACCCTTATTCTCGCTACTCCTAAAACTGATGTTGAACAAGCCGTTGGAAGAATTCTCCGTAAAAAAAATGAAAATGACCCTATAGTTGTTGATTTAATTGACTGTTTTAGTATATTTGAACGCCAAGCTGTAAAGCGTTTAAGGTTTTATAAGAAAAATAAATATATTATTGAAGGACAAGAACAAGATGTTAAGAAGAATAACAAGGGTGCCAACATTAGTAGTGGAAAAAAAGCCACTGAAAAGAAACATAAGAACCAGAAAACACTTACGCAGTGGTTATTTAGAGATGTGTAGAGAAAATACTTATAAAGATATATACATAGATAATGTAGAGTTGGGTGCTTTCATAAATTTAGAATCAATGGCTGAAGAAATGACAAGAATTATTATGACTGATGCCAAAAGTGTTTATGATGCATTGGGTCCTGGATTTCCAGAAGTAATGTACCATAAAGCAATGGAAGTTGAATTAAGAACTAAATGTATTCCATATGAAACTGAAGTCATAACTCCTATTAATTATAAAAATTTTAATGTTGGACATACTCGTGCTGATATTATTGTTAATAAGTCATATGTTTTAGAATTTAAAGCATTGAGTTATTTTAATGCTGACACAGGTATTTTACAATTAAAAAATTATATGAAGTCACATGGAATTTCTTGTGGTATAATTATTAATTTTGGTCAGCCAAATAAGGCTAACGAGGGTAGTTTAAATTTTCGTATGATTACGTGGATTCCCGAACATCAAAAGTATTGTGTATGGGATTGGAATGGAAATGAATTTGTCGACCAATCAATACACTCAAAAAAGGAAATAAATCTTAAGTAATCTTCTTTAAATTTACTGTACAAGGGTGTTTTGTAAGTGTAAAATTGTATTCCATTTTGTATCCGTATTCTTTTAGGGGGAGGGTTTTGGAACAAGTTATTTCATTTCTGATATAACTATTGCAATCATTTTTAAATTCTATTATAGTTGGGTGGTCTTTTGAGAACCCTAAATTGTCAAATTGTGCTCTAAGTTCTAAAATTTCTCTGAGTCTTTCTTTGAGATCTTTTTTATATTTTGTCATTGTAAATTATTGTTATTTATCAATACTTTTAAATTATTAAATAACTTTAGGTATTGTACTTAAAGTTTCTTTAATAATTAGAATATCTAAGTGGGTTTTTACTACAATGTATATTAATATAATACTAAAAAATAATATAATTAAAATTACCAGTAAAATAACTATAGAAAATATTTTAAATCTAGTTAAAAGACTGTCTTTTTGTAGTAATTTATCTAACATTGTTATTAATATAATAATAAACAAATTTAAAAAAACTAACGTAGTATATTTAAGTGTGTTATAAATGGTAAAAATAGGTGGAAAGAGTTTTAGTAAAGTTAGTAAAAGAAAAACTAAAAATAATGTTGAAATTGACAAAGAAGAACAGGAAAAACTTATAGAATCATTTAAGGAAAAATTAAATCCATTTGAAAATTGGGGTGTTAAAATAGATGTATCCCCATCCAATATTGATGATGGAGGTTTTGACCATAAAAAATTTAATAAAAATCTTTCAACAAGTTTATTGGATAAATATTTTCCCAAAAAACACAATGATTTAATTGGATTAGATAGTTCTTTATATAATCTAGAACAATGGTTTAAAGGAAATCATGAAGATTCTGATAAACCATTTTTAGTTTTAGGTCCTATAGGTTGTGGAAAATCAACCCTTATTAAATATTTTTTAAATGCTAATAAATTATCTTATTTTTTCTATAATTTGTACTATGGTCAAATGACAAAGAAAGATATTATGTTTAAATTTAAAAATTATCTACAACATGGAAATTACGATAAAGATTCTTTTTGGTGTAAAAATGAAAAAAAAGGGGAAAAACTTTTAGTAATAGATGAATTACAAACTGTTTTGTCCGATACTATCGGTATATTAGATATTTATGATATAGTTCTGTTGTCAACTGGTGTGACAGCCAAACAAAAATTTAAGGGTAAATTTGTCTATGATACATTCATTAAAGAAAAGAAAAATATTGATGTTTTAACTAAATTTAAAATAATATTTATTAGTGCAGATGGAAAAGGTAATAAATTACAAGAATTAAAAAGAATGTGTTTTTGTCAATGGATACCAACACCTATACCAGAATCAGAAAGTTTATCATGGTTAACACACATTACAAAACAAGAAAATATTAAAAGTACGAAGGAAGATCTTAAAAAGATTATATCCTTTTGCAAAAATGACAAGAGACTTATGATAAATTCTCTTTCATTTTTAAAAATAAATGATAACAAAATAATAAATATAGACAATGTTCTATCTTGTTTAAAAAAAGATGAAGATGTATCTATATGGGAATTTACAGATCGCCTTTTTGATAATATAGACCCACCAACCCATGATGAAATATACCAAGCTTGGAGTACAGATGGTTACATTTTAGAATCAATGATGTGGGAAAATTATATAGATTATGGAAACGATATTGAAAAATTAGCACAAACAGCTGACTCAATGAGCATGTCAGATTGCTATCACCAAACAATATACAACGGTGTAGAATATGATAGTGAAATACATTGTAGTATAGGTCTTTTACGTGAGCATTATTTTGCCCGTAGTGATGTAAAATACAATCGTTGTAAACTACGAACATCTTATTTAAATACAGCTTGGCATTCTCAGAGTTCTTTAGATCGTAATTTTAGTGCCCTCCAAATTAAAAAGTATGATGTAACTTTTGAAGAAATAATTACTATAAAACAATTTCTACATATTTTCATAAAGGATGATTCTAAGACTATTCCTGAAGCTCATGTTAGTTTTATGAAGGGTTTGTTGTATAGAGGTTGGGATATAGAAGATTTTGAAAGAATGCACAAACATTGGAATATAAATAATACTAAGAGAGTTAGGGGGTTTTCTCAAAAAGTAATAAATAAGATTAATAAAATTAAAAATATGTTTTAATTATAAAGTAATAATGTCCGAGAATAGAGAAAATACCGAAGAAACAGAGGAAGGATCATCTGATATAACTGAGAGACCTATGGTTATATTTCATAGATATAATGATAGAACAAATAGATTATCAAGTGTTTTACTAGAAAGAACTCCTAATGTGACTACAATGAATACTGATGATTTTGTATTAGATTACAATTCTATGGCTACTAATTTACTTTTAAATATAATAACTTCTACTCCTATTAATAATTTACAAAGAACATTACCGTTACTACCTCCTAGTAACAGTAGTAATTTTTGGGATCCAGTAAAAATAGGTTTAACATTAAAACAGGCTCAAGAAATACCTGTATATTCATTAGAAGATAATTGTTTAATTTGCGCGGAACAAAAAAGTAAATGGAGAAAATTACCGTGCAGTGAAAAACATTCAATATGTGATAAGTGTTTTGTAGAGTGGTTTTCCGAAAATGTGAAATGTCCATTTTGTAAACAAGATCTAAGAGAATTTATTATGCGTAATAATGTTGAAGAATAAACCTAAGTTATAATTAAAATGAATAATAATCAACAACATTGGGGTTTATTAGGTAATACAGCTTTTAATTATTCTGCAATTGATTGGAGTTTAAACGGTAATAATGATAATAATGAACGTAGTTTTGAGGTTCTCTTAGTCGAGAGATCTGAACAAGATGAAAGTTTCTATAGTAATCAAGAATCTTTGTATACTAAAAATATGTTTAATGATCTTTACAACGAACTAAAAAATAATATGGATAAATTAGAACTTGACGAAACAAATTTTAGTTCTTTAAATTATGAAGAAAAAGAGGATCTGGACAAGAAATGTAGCGAAATGACAAAAGATCTTGACCTAAAACTAAAAAAATTCAAAGAAGAAATTGTAAAACTTTGGAATGAAGCAAGTGAAACAAAAAAACAATATACCCAAGCTTGGGATAAACTAAATGCATTTAACGAATGTAGTTTAGAAACAATAAATACTCTAATGGAATTAGAAGGTGAAACTACTGACAAAGAAAAAACTGAAAATATTCAAAAATGGTTTACAGAATCACAGGAAAAATTAAAAAATCATTGGAATGTTGATGAATTGAAAAAGAGGTATGAAACAGCAATATGTAAAATTAATCATTTATTACCAATTATTCAAGATGTATCAAATCTAACAGATAAACCAATGTGTCCTATATGTTGGAAGAATACAGTAGATACATTTAATATGTCTTGTGGACATACACAATGTAGCAAATGTTCTGAAAGTATAGAAAGTTCTAAAATGTGTCCTATATGTAGACAACCTGTATTAGAAATTAAAAAACTATATTTTAATTAAAGAAATACGTAATATGTTATTTAGTGATGTACGTTGTATAAATGATTTATACATTAATAACTTATCTTTGTAGTTGGATTCACTATAATTTATGCGATGATACTACTACTACTTCTAGTGTAAAAAGAAAACATTCTTTTGATGAAAATGATACTTTTAGCGATATTGATGATTGGATTCAATTAGAACGTGCTGTTTAAGACTTTGAATAGGCTAGGGCTACTTTATAAAATTCTGTTCCAATTTGTTGGTCGGGGAGGAAAGGTTTTCCCTTGTAAGTTGGATTTTCTTCTGAGTATAAACTTGGAACAAATTCCAACTCATTGATAAAAAATCCTCCTTTGGATCCTTCAAGACCTGTTCCTATATCTATTCTAGTAACTACTGAAGGTTGGCCTTTATTTCCTATATAAATTTTAGGAATTACAGACATTACCTTTTTTGCTAATTGTTTTGCTTCATTAAAATATTTAACTGTTTTTTTACCTCCTTCTTGTTTGGGTTTATATACGTCATTTGAAGTTGTTACAATTGTATAGCGATATTCTCCTCCAATGAAGAACATTCTAAGTTCTGGATTGTCTTTGTCAAAACCTTTGATGTATTCTTGAAGAATTATAGATTTATATTTTGGTACAGCTTTGCTAAGATAGTTTTTTAATTTCTTTTCATGACAATTTAAGTTTGGACAACCTTTGAATTTAGCAAAGTCTTTCGACTCTTGTCCAAGGACAGGTTTTGCGATAAAATCTTCCCATTTGTTTTCTGAACGTAATTTAGTAATTAATTTTTTAACGTAATCTTTTTTTAAGAGTTTATCTCCAGTTATGCAATATGTTGGAGCAATAGGAATTCCTTTCTTTTCCAAATATTTATAGTAAGTACACTTATTATTAATAAATTTTTGATATTCGTATGGTGGATATACATTTGGACTCTTTTTAAGAATTTTTTTATATTCTTCATATTTTTTAGGACCTGCAAGATGATAGGCTTCTAGAAGATCATAAATAAGAACAAATACAATATCATTACTCTTAAACCTTTTTATTGTAATTTCATCAGGTTCAATAAAATCTACATCAGCACCTAGAATTTGTTGCATAAAATATCCTGTAGCAACGTCATCGGCGACATATTTAGATTTACCTTTGATAATAATGTGTTTAGGGTCAACTATTTTATTTGATAACCATGATCTTTTAGTATCTTTTATATTAATAAGCTCATCCTTTTTCTTTTCCGCACTTTTAAAATTTAAAACAACACCTATCTTAAGTTTAGACGCATTCATTTATTATAAATAAATATTTAAATTTACTGCATAATTAATTTGCGTTTTAAGAGTCTTTTTTTTTCTTTGTTTATATCATAGAAACACAGTCAAGTATTATTTAATCATGGGTGGAGGTCTCATGCAGCTCGTTGCCTACGGTGCCCAAGACATTTACCTAACTGGGCAACCACAAATTACTTTTTTTAAAAGTGTTTATCGTCGTCATACAAATTATGCAATGGAATCAATTTATCAAACATTTAATGGTAGTAATTCATTTGGTAAAAGAGTTTCAGCTACAATTTCCCGTAATGGAGATCTTTTAGGAAGATTGGTTATTGAAGCAGATATGCCAGTTATTTCTGCATTTGGAGAAGGATGTACGGAAAATAATGCAGGATATTGTCAGGGTGTTGGTCACGCCCTTATCAATAATGTTGAAATTGAAATAGGAGGTTCAAAAATAGATAAACATTATGGTCTATGGATGGAAGTTTGGTCTATGTTAACTCTAGATTCAGGTAAAGAAGATGGTTACTCTCAGATGGTTGGACACTCTGGTTTTGGACACAATCCTGTTGCAATTCACGAACCATTTGTTATCAATAACCTCCAGGATCCAACTACTGTCGCAACTTATCCACAAACTGATGGTGGTGATGTTAGACGATTATACATTCCCCTTCAATTTTGGTTTTGCCGTAATCCCGGTCTTGCCCTACCTCTCGTTGCCCTTCAATATCACGAAATTAAACTTCATGTTCAATTTGAAGAACTTCAAAATCTTCTAGTTCACACATATGTAAATGGTTCTGGTCAAACTGAGTACAAGGGTATTACAGCTGTTTCTGGTTCACCAGCCGCAGATCAAATTCAAATTAATTCCACTAAATTTAGTTCTAAACTATATTGTGAGTATTATTTCTTAGATACTGTAGAACGTCGTAAATTTGCTCAAAATGCCCACGAGTATCTTATTGAGCAGGTTCAGTTTGCAGGAAACCAGAGACTTCTTATTAACACTTCTACCACTCAGGACAACATTTTTAAGATTAACATTAACCATCCTACAAAACAACTTTTCTGGGTACATCAGCGCAAAGATGCTGGAACGGGAGTCAATGGAGTTCCATTTAACGACTTTACTAGAGAAGCTACAAGCAATCCCCTTATTGTCCCCCAATTAAATGTATATCAAGACAGTCCACTTAGAAGTGGCAAATTAGTTCTCAATGGCCAGGATCGCTTCTCCATAAGAGCAGGGGAATATTTCCGCTTAGTACAGTCTTTTGAACACAATACTCGTATTCCCAATAATTACATTTATTCTTATTCATTCGCCCTTCGCCCAGAGGAACACCAGCCTTCTGGTGCTTGTAACTTTTCTCGCATTGATAATGCACAATGGGAATTTTCTTTAGAGCCTTATGCTTCTACAAAGAATCCAGTTTTTACTCTTTATGGTCTTAATTATAATGTTCTTCGTATTATGAGTGGTATGGCTGGTTTGGCATATTCTAATTAGTATGCTTTTAAATATTTTTTATTGGTATTAGTTCGCATTTTAGCGCTAAAAAATTTGTTAGTAAATACTAATAAAGAATAATTACTTAGTAAACATGTCAGGGGGGCTAATGCAACTTGTCGCATATGGTTCTCAGGATGTATATTTAACAGGTGAACCACAAATTACTTTTTTTAAAGGTGTATATCGTCGCCACACTAATTTTGCAATGGAATCTGTTCAACAGGATATCCAGGGTCGTCTTGTAAATGATTCTAGAGTTACCGTAGTTTTAAGTAGATCCGGAGATTTACTTACAGATATTGAACTCCAGATTCCAGTTAAAACTGGTACCGAGATAACAGCTGATACCTATCCATTTAGAATTGTGAGAGAAGCGGAAATTCAAATCGGAGGCCAGCTCATCGACCGTATCTACGGTGATTGGATGAAAGTGTGGGCTGATATAGCACTTAGAACAAACCCAGATGATGATGATAAAATAGTAGCTATTGTGACTGCTAGAAATCGCACAAATTCAGAACACATTCATATTCCCCTTCTCTTTTGGTTTCATAAATGCCCAGCCCTAGCTATTCCCCTAATTGCTCTTCAGTATCACGACGTTCAGTTGTTTTTTACCCTAGACAATACAATTCAGAACCCCGATATTGGTCCTAATTCTGAATTAGCTAATGCCGATATTGCAAATACAACGGTGTGGGCAAATTATGTGTATCTAGATACTGCCGAGCGTCGTAAGTTTGCCCAATTAAGCCACGAATACTTAATTAATCAAAATCAAAGACTCGAGGTCCCCATTCGTTCTTCTAAAGGTGTTAAGATGGACCTAACTCTAAACCACCCAGTATCTAGTTTATTGTGGTACGCTAGTGAAGCGACAAATGCCATTGCGCTTCTTCAGTATAGGAAGGCTAAGATTGTTATTGATGGTAGAGATAGGTTTTCCATTAGACCAAGTGATTATTTCCAGAAGTATCAGCTCTATAAACACTTTAAGGGTGTTAATTTATTGTCTTCTAATCTACACTATAGTGTTTATTCATTTGCCATAAACGGTTGGGATTGCACACAGCCTTCTGGAACTTGTAATTTCTCCCGTATTGATAATGCTCAGTTAATTATTGAGGAGGGCATTGCCAACTCTGGTGGAAGTGCTGTTACATCTGGTACTCTAACTCTTCATGCACGTAACTACAATATCCTTCGCATTCAGAGCGGAATGGGTGGTTTAGCTTATTCTAATTAAAGGGATAATAAAATATTTTATGGATATAAATGGCTTTATTGTACACTAAAGGAGAAGTGGAGGAGTTTCTTGATTATCATGATAGAAATATACAAGAATTTATAAGATTTAAAAAGTGTTTAGATTATACACTTATGGGTGTTTTTTTTGTTAGTGTAAACTTTGCAGTAGTAAATTATTTCACGGATTTTTTATAGTTTAAAAAATATTCTTATATAATAATAAACATTGTATAAGAACATTTATAATGGGAGGAGGATTAATACAGCTAGTTGCCTACGGTGCCCAAGATATCTACCTAACTGGCCAGCCACAAACAACATATTTTAAAGATGTGTATCGTCGCCACACTAATTTTGCAATGGAGTGCATTGAACAGACAATTCAAGGAGATTTAGCTAGGAATGAGAGAGTTCAGGTAACAATCTCTAGAGATGGTGATCTCCTTACGGATGTATATCTACAGATTCCTGTACAATCTCAGACTTCTTCGAATGTTAAGCTAGATGCTTTTAGAATTGTCAAATGGGCTGAACTTGAAATTGGAGGCCAACTAATTGACCGTATTTATGGAGATTGGATGAATGTTTGGGGGGAAATTTCTCTTAGAAAGACTTCTAACATACAAGATCGTCTTGAGTCTTGTTTAAATACATTCGGTGGTCTTTCTGAACATTTATACATTCCCCTTCTATTCTGGTTTCACAAAAATCCCGGACTAGCCATTCCCCTAGTGGCTCTTCAGTACCACGATGTTAAAATTAATTTTGAACTTAATACAGATGCAGGTAGTGAAGGATGGAGGCAAACATTTTTGGACGAAGTTCTTCCATCTAGTACTAGATTCTACGCTACATATGTTTATCTAGACACGACAGAGCGTCGCAAATTTGCCGAAGGGGCTCATGAGTATTTAATCCATCAGCTTCAGTTAGAAGAATACCAGATTACAAGTGCCCAAACAGAGCATGTAATTAATTTCCACTTTAACCACCCAGTTAAGTATTTAGGATGGTATGTTAATGATAGTACTACCGATTGGGTAATGGCCAATGGTGATTACCAGGATGCTAAATTGGTATTTAATGGACAAGACCGTATTGGGTTTAGAGGGAGTGATTATTTTCAGAAGTATCAAATTTTTCAACATTTCAATGGTTGTTGTCCAGTGACAAGGGCCGTCGGAGATAGTATTAGTATAAAGCCATCTGTTTATTCATTTGCCATTCGCGCATCTGACATGGAACAGCCATCGGGTTCTTGTAATTTCTCTCGAATTGACAACGCCCAACTTCATCTTCGTGGAACGGCTCCTGCACTACCCGCAGCAGGCAGTGTAGTTGTATTTGGCCAAAACTACAATGTTCTCCGCGTTGTTAGTGGAATGGGTGGTCTCGCTTACTCGAATTAAATTGTTAGTTTTAATTTATAAAAAATATTCTTACATTATAATAATATACATTTACTGTAAGAAAATTTATTAACAATGGGAGGAGGAGGATTAATACAGCTAGTTGCCTACGGTGCCCAAGATATCTATCTAACTGCACAACCACAGATTACATTTTTTAAAAGTGTTTATAGACGATACACTAATTTTGCCATGGAACCTATTGAACTTCAGTTACCCCATGATATTGAAGATGGAAAAAAGATTTCTTTTCCTATAGAACGCCAGGGTGATCTTTTAATTGATTTGGAACTTGAAGTACCTGTCACAGATAATACATCATTGAGTTTGGATTTGGAACCATTCAGAATAATTAGAGAAGCTGAATTGGAAATTGGTGGGTTACTTGTATCTAAAATTTACGGTGATTGGATGCAAATATGGGCACGTTTAACCTATGCAAGAGATGATGCTAATGGTGATTCTCTAGAGGCTTGTGTTGTTGCAAGTGGAACGTCTGCAAATGAAAAAATTCACATTCCTTTTTTGTTTTGGTGGGTTATTAATCCTAGTTTAGCCCTACCCCTTGTATCCCTTCAATACCATCAAGTAAAAATAAACATGATTGTTGATAAAACAATTAATACAGACCTAGCTGATCTTATTGTAGGTGAGGCAAAGGTGTGGGGTACTTATGCCTATTTAGATACTCACGAACGACGTAAATTTTCCACTGGCCAACATGAATATTTAATTACCCAAGTTCAACGAATTTCTAAGGATTACCCACAAAGAGAAACAGAATTACAAATACCACTAGATTCACTAAACCACCCAGTTAAATACTTAATGTGGTGGGGAAATTTAAATGGCAGACAGGATAATGCTACAGCTTATTACACAACAGCAAAGATTACAATGAACGGTCAGGATAGAATTAAGCCACGAGGTATGGATTATTTTGAGCGTTATCAGCCCTATCTTCATTTTAATGGCTGTCCTCCTACTGAGGGTATTGAAAATGCCTCTGTATATTCGTTTGCCCTTAATGGAAGCCATCATCATCCATCGGGAACTTGTAATTTTTCGCGCATTGATGATTCTAAGTTAGTTATTAATAAAGATTCTACTGTCAGTGATGCTCAGTGGGGACCTGGGACTTGGTGGGTATACGCACAAAATTATAATGTAATGCGTATTATGAATGGTATGGCTGGAGTTGCTTTTTCTAATTAAAAAATTAAAAATGTTTAGGAATTCCTTTTAAATATAATTAAGAAGTTCTAACTTCCAAAATTATGTTTAAAATAATTATTTGCGTTTTCAAAAAAATTTTTTTCTCCAATTATAGTATAAAACATAACAACCAATTAATTAACCATGGGTGGAGGTCTCA